TCAATGAGGGGGTTGACACGGATAATGGCGGTGTTAGTTGTTTCATTTTCCATACCTACCTCCATGTCTCTCTGCGATTTCGCACATCCTGAAAAATATCCCAGAAAAGGGCATCACGCTTGGCCTTGTAGTCTGCATACAGGGGGGCAAGCCTGGCCTCGTAGTCTGCATCCAGGGGGGCAAGCCTGGCCTTGTAGTCTGCATACAGGGCAGCACGCTTGGCCTCGTAGTCTGCATCCAGGGGGGCACGCTTGGCCTCGTAGTCTGCACGCGCTACCGGGGTTAGCAGACCCAACGGCGGCTCTCCGGCCATGCCAAACATCTGCCCGGTTTTAATTGCCTTGATTATGGGATTAGGGAAATTGGCAGAGTTCGAGAAATTAGTACATTCCTTATCTTCGCCCTCGCCGCTCTCCACCCCGAAATAGAAGCGGATTGCTCCGTGTCCCTTCAAGTCATCTCTGTTGGCCTGTTTTTGAAGTAGTTTGCCTTTTTCAGTGTTGAAGATAAGGTCGTCGGTTAGGAATAGAATTGATTTGCCTTTTTCAATCCAACTTACGAATTCGCACATATTAGCTCCCTTATTTGTGCCTCCTGTAGTTTCAATAATTCCCCGATGGTCATGTCTGGCGCTTTATCGGCGGCAAGTTTCAACTGTGCCGCTACCTGGCGCATGGTGCCGCGCAGTATGAGGACATAGCGGCGGGTCATCTCAGTTCCTTCGCACAGACCGGACACTCAATTGGTTCATGCATCTCGCAGCCCGTAGATTCGTCGGGTTCCAGCCCGAACATCTTGCGGAATTCTTGCTGGTCTAACCCGCAGATGGGACAGATGCCTTGCTTTTTTACTAGGTTTTCCTGTATATTGGTATTAGGGTTCACTTGTTTCCACTCCTTCAGGGGGCTGGCTCACTACCAGCCCCCTTCTTTTTGCGCTTGTCTCACTTTTGATTGGCAGTTAGTTCCTGTTTGCTGCGCACCTCCTTGCGTTCCCTTGCCGTCCAAGTCATTGCAAAAAGCGTTCATCTTTGTTAGTCCTCTCTATCAACCTGCGGTAGAGTTCGTATGGGCTTTGTGGTTATTTTGCGGCATCTGCGGCATTGATAGCGCTGAAGTGTATCGCTTTTACGATAATGGATTCCAGCCTTTACAAGTTTACCGCTCTGGCAAGTCGGACATTTCATACTTATTTCCATACTAGGTATGATAAGGCTTATATAACCGCTTGTCAAGCCTCCTTCACGCCTAGCGAGGCGATAATGAAAATAATTATTTTAGACAACAAAAAAAGGGCGGCTACCTCTTGCGAGATAACCGCCACCTTGCACCTACCAATGTCACAAATTATACCTATTATTCGTGACAAAGGGATTGAATCGCTTATGCCTGTTTTGAGTATGTTTATGCCACTTCTGGTAGTTCTATATGCGTACTCGTGAGGTCGGTGCCACACGTCATACAATGCGCCTCTCCCTTGAAATTGACTCGTATCCCCTCATAGTTTCTGCCGCAGTTTGGACAGTCAGGCCAGGGTTCTCGTTTAACCGTAACACTCATTTTACCTCCTATGTAGGTTTAGTCCGTATCTTTAACAAGAGCTTCCGCCGGATGCGGCGCTTCTTGTGTTTTGGTGTGTTACTCATTTTGCAGCATAAGCCTGTTGTAAGGCTTGCAGTAATTTCTTAGCCTGCTTCTTTTTCTTATCAGGCTTCATTAAGAGGATAATTTTACTTGTCTTGGCTGTCGAAGTTGGCTCACACATCCCCCTACCTCCCATACGCCAGTTCCAAAATATGATGCTTCGCCATCTCTATCTTGCGGCGTTCCCTCTCCATCTTTTTGTGTTTGGTTTCCATTAAATCAAGGGCTTGCTCCAGCCCGTAACATTCAATGGCTTGAGGCGGCAGTCCCATTAAACTAACCATCTCTGCGCCCAGTAACCCCATTGACTCGTAACCTTTGTCATCAAACTCAGCTTCCTGGCGGTAGAAGATACCATTGGAATTAACCCAACCACTCGATTGGTTGTATAATGAGAATACCCAGTTTATGGTCTCGGTGTCAAAGTGGATAGTGGTTTCATTAACACATTTCTGCCCCTGATACATCATGGTAGTCCAGGCATGATACCCGACAGTTGAGCCATCCTTGGCCGACACAATCGCACCCAGCGCGGTCTTGGCAGAGATACCACCAGCAATTAAAAGTGAGGTATATAAAAGAGCGGTGTCAATACAGATTCCCAGGGTCAGCTTTTGAGTCTCAGCCGGGAAGCCCCATGCGTAGTCTGCTGCGTAATTAAAATAATATCCTTTGCAGCAACCCTTATCGTATCGTTTGAAAACAAGCCCCGCAGACGGTGCTTTCTTGTTATCCAGTGGATAGGTAAATTCATCTCTGATATAGTTGGCGCAGAGTTTGATAAAGTCATCATCCGTTAAAGACAAGCCCCTTAAAGCAGCCGCCTGTTCTCTTATGGCAGCATTATTCGGGGTAACAAACTCGGTAACAAAATGTCTCGTAGGGCGATACGGGCACTCTGGGATTAGCATTTCAATTACTCCTCTTTAGTCGTCTAACAGCCCAGGTTAAAACTTTGCTGATTTTATAGGGCAAATTCTCAGGATGTGCCCGCTGGTATGCCGTAATATGGGGACAAAAATACCACGCAAAGAGATAGATAACAATGGTGGGAATTACCCACCATCCCCTGAATTGAGCTGTTGCATAAAAGACAACAAGCGCAATTCCCCAGGCTATTGCGGGCCAGCGTCGCTCAAACCTGTCACATTGTCTGGTAAAGGGTTCTTCTTTTGGGCGCTGAAGGAAAGAGGAATAAAACCATAAATATACCCGTGCTATCCAGTTTAAAAACTTATTCATGCCCGAACCTTTTGAGAACTTTTGTAATCTCCGTCTGGTTTTTTGCACCTATGTAACCCAGTAAAACGCCGAGTATCCCCGTGCCGGTAGAGAGGACACCCGCCTGGTTAGTTACCGCCCCGAATATGATAAGGAATAGCGAGGCCAAAGAAGCGACACCGATAATAATAAGCGAGGTGTTTGGCATAGTCCCTCCGTAGAATCGAATCGTAGTGGCTCTAGCGGGCTTTAATCGAATGGATAAGAACGAAAATCAAATAAAGAAATCCTAAAATGATACATGAGAACTCAAAAACCGCAATAAACTGATTCGACTCGGAGTATTCACAGACTTGATAACCGAGAGCGAGCGGAAGCCATGTTACAGCCGCCCAGAAGGTAGAAAAGAGGCCGATAACGAGAGCCGAGACTATGAGGGCTTTATTGGGTTTCATTTTAGAATAAAGTCCATTCTATCCAGTATAGGAGAGAAATAGTGGCTACGGCTTGAGAGACTTTGTAATAATAATTTGGGGGTATAAAAAAGGATACAGCATTTGGCGCAATACCGACCTGGGCAATTTGAGCGGGTGATGCATTAGCCGAACAGTATATATTAGCCGCCCCGGTTACCCCGCATTGTATGGTTATAGTGGCAAACATCAATTTCCCACTGGTATTCTGGTAGACCGTCCCGTCTACAGCACGGCTGGCGGTAACATCCGTTTCGGTGCAGGTATAAATCGGCCCCGTGTTCTCATTCATTTTAGCGGCTGTAACAAGTTCGCCTGTAGCCCAAGTTGGCATGATTTTCTCCTAATAACTCAGTATTGTTGTCTCGCCTAGTTCAGAAAGACCGGCGACCCCTAAGGCCCAGTAAACCACAGAGTCGGCATTAGATAACTGATATTGTGTAACGATGTATCTCAAAACGGGGTCGCTGGTGTTCCACGCCTCGGTTATTCCCTCGATATGATAATCCTTATTGAGCGACGCCTGTGTCATCTTAATTGTGATGCGGGATGATAAATCCTTGCCAAGTGTTATCGGATAAAGACTGCAGGGATTGTCTCCATTTTTAATCGTGATACTTTTAGCCCGTAATGAAGGAGATTTATATTGTGATAGGAGATATTGAGTCTGGGATAATACCTCCGCATCCGTCGTTACTAATAAATTTCCCCTCATCAGGCTGCGTTTACCGTTGGCTGTTATACTACTGCTATCGGTTGATACTTGCTCTGCTCCCCCTGAACGTGTAAATCGAATATCGTTATAGATGTATTGTTTATCAAAAGCTAATTCTATATTAGAATATCCGAATTCCCCACCACCAGGAGGATTGGCAAATATGGCCTGCGAAGTCGTATAGGGTGATTTGAATCTGGCGTGCCTGTCCTGAAAAACAACCTTGCCGTCTGTCGCCGTAAAGAATATCCCGCGCTCAGATGTCGCAACGTTAAACAGATGGTCTAAAGCATTCTCATTGACTAACGCCCCGGTGGCTTTCATAAGAGATTGACCTGCATCTAAGGTTCTTGAGCCGGCGGGCCAAGCCAAACTATCTAATACATTCCCGAAACGAGTCCCTGACAATTCCTGTGCGTATCCAGCATTATTAAGCGCCAGATGTGATAGATTCTCAAACAAGTCCGAACAGGTTAAGGTCGTAACGGGGCCGAGCATAGGGTCAAGAATGAAACTAGGTTCCCAGCTTTCAATAAATCCAGTGAATCGGTCGTAAGTAGTCCCGCCATAAGTAGCCTGAATATTTATCCTTTTACCTGGTAGGACATTCGGAGAGTAAGCACCGCCGGTATTGTTTGACCAGAAATTATCCGATGTATTGAGTAAAGTAATAGTTGCCGTGCCAGATTCCATGCGGTCGAGTTCGTGCCGTCGGCCCCGTTTGGTATTATAAGAAATAGCGTATGAAGAAACATCCTCCCATACAGGTGCAGAATCAAATGGGTTAGATGCAAAGGCTATCCTGACTGTAATTACTGGTGCGGGCATTTAAGCCAATCCTAATGAGTAATTACGGGACTGGTCTCTATAAAGTCCGCGCCTTACCACATCAATAAGCTGGTTTTCACTGACTACCGAACCCTGCACGGTGATGTAGATAGGTGAACCGCCACCGCCTCCCATAAGCGCCCCTGGCGTCTTGGTTGCGATGATATAATCCGCTGGGTCGGTAGTGATTATTTGCCCATTCTGCACGATGCCGTCGTGTATGCCGAATAGGCTGCTTATCCCGCTCACTACACCGCCCACGCCCTTGAAGAGAGTTCCCAACACGCCGCCCACGAGCTTAGCCACGCCTTCAAGTATCTTGCCGATAAACTCTACAACAGGCGTGAGTAGTTTCATAAGCTCGGCAAATATCCCGATAAGCGGTGTTAACGCCGGTAATAGAGCTTTAATAATCCCTAAGAGCGGTGTGAGTACAGTAACGACGAGTTTCAACAGTACATCGAAAGGAATAGCTTTCAAAAGTTGCAGGAATAAATCCACCAGGGGGGGCAATAATTCAGCTATCAGCTTTCCGATTTCTTTAATGGGGAGGGCTTTGACTAGTAAAACGAAGGCGTCAATGAGCGGCATTAAAGCAGGCATTAATGCGGCGGCAACCTCATTCATCAACCCCTGCACAGCGCCCTGTAGTTTAGTTAAGTTATCATTAAAAGCAGCGGCTGAATTGGCAGCATCCTGCGAGAATATGAGTCCCAGGTCGGCGGCCTCATCTTTCATAGCTTGAAGCCCTTCCCTGCCAGAGGCCAGCATAGGAAGTAACTCAAGCCCAGACCGCCCAAAAACATCCTGTGCAACAGCCGCCCTTGTTAGGGGGTTTTCCACATCAGCGATAGCTTCAGATAGAATATTAAAAGTATCTTCCGGCGATAAACCCTGTAATTGTTCAACGGAGAGGCCGAGGGTTTTCATGGTGGCGGCGCTGGCTGCGCTATCTTGACTGAGAGCCTGTAGGAAATTAGCAGTTCCTTTAATAGCTGTACCGACGGTTTCTAAAGACGTGCCGGATAAATCAGCGGCATACTTCAACCCGGATAAAGCCTCAGTCGAAATGCCTGTCTTAATTGCCATCTTTTGAAGCATATCGCCAGTATCGGCAAAGGATTTGACAGAAGCCACGCCAGCGCCAACGGCGGCGGCCCCTATAGCCAAAATACCAATACCCGCGCCTTTAAGAACCGGCCCAAGCCCGCTTATATTCTCTTTAACCTTCCCCAGTTCGGCGCTGGCTTCGTCGCGTAATTTGAGCAAAATTGACAGTTCGCTTGTTGCCATCATTTACCTCGTTCTGTTACCTCGTTCTGGGCTGCCTTTTCAGTCCGCAGGAATAGAGATACCTCGTCAATGATATGTGATGGGGTATTCTGGTATTCCCAGTAGTTCCAGCCCATAGACTTCATAACCTGAAACCGCATCCATCTGGCGGCATCATCTACTGTCAGGCCTTCTTTGGATAAGCCTGTTAAAGCCTCGTATAGATTAAGATGGATGCCGCCTACTCGTTTTTTATTACAAACTGGGTTGCAAGTTCGGTGATGCGATTGACCTCTTCAAGAACCTTCGTGCGGTATTTCAGTCTGAGATTGGAGATATTTTCTTTATTTACCGGCACTGGTATATCATTTTCCTTGAACGACCATGCCACAACCGACCGCTCCAAGAGCGCCATGCGGCCTAATGACATACTTACCTGGGCTTTGTCACCGACCGCCTCAGCGTGGGCCATCTGGTTGAGGATATAGTCCTGATCGGCCTGCGTCAGCTCTGCCTTAATGTCAACCCACTCACTGTCGGGAAAATCCGCCCTGACAGTCTCATTCCCGATAAAAAACTGGCTCATATTAAGTCCAGACCCCGACGGTATCCGCGCCGCTGAGATTAGCCTTGATGGTGAACATGAGCGGGTCGGTTGTCTTGGCATTGATTTTGACGTCCACAATGTCTAACTCGCAAGTTATTTTCATATAGCCAGCAGTTGAACCAGTAGGGCCATATTCGATTGAACGTGTCGCGGTGTCGGTCTTGAAGCTCTTTACTACGTCATAGGCCGAGTCAGCCGCGTCATCGAGTACACACTCCAATGTGACAGTGGCCTTTGGCAGTCCGCGTAGCCATTTGTAACCCAAGCTCCCACCTGTGGTCACGTCTCCCATGTCATGCTCAGCCGGGAGTCCGTCCACCGACTTAACGAAGGCCGAGATGTCTTTCAATACTCCCGCCTGCGTGTCCAGTTTTACAACCAGTGCATTTCCATATTTTTTACCCGATAATGCCATGTTATCCTCCTATTTAATTTCTAAGCCATGCAACGATAAAAGTGCCTGTATAAGTAGGCGTTCCCCCGAACGTCCACGTAACACGGATATACTGTTTGACCGCGTTCGATGTGGTCTTGGTTTCTGCTGTTCTCGTAGCCACCGACCCATTCAACGTAGTAAAAGTGATTAAAGCGGCAAATGGGTCGGTTGACCCGTTATCAGTTGACTGCTCTATTTTTACCTGGAGAGTGTCATCCTCCCCAAGCCCCCAGATTTGTAAATAGGCCGAACAGCCAGCCGAGGTTGCCGATAATTCGTCTATCGAAGTCCCGTTGCCCGATGTGGTGCGTGTAGCTGCTGGGTGTAAGTTCTTTATCGTTTCCCATGCCACGCCTTGGCCCTTTAATTCAGCCGTGAGTTTATTCACGTCCGTGGTTACAGAGTTGAATTTATATTTCGTAAGCACAGCCTCAGAACAAGCTAACCCATGGTCTCCCTGGGTGACACCGAAGGGAATGATTACCTGCGAGCCGGTCGAGGTAAGGCGGATATTATCGAGGGCTGCCATATAGTTATCATCCAGAAGCGCTTCGATGGCCACGCTATCATTATGAGGGCCTTTGATTGTCTGGTAGCCGGAGCCATCCATCACGGCAACTTGTGCATTGGCCACCGCCATCTGGGGCGAGGCGCTTACAACCATTGCGCCGATGTCGTATCCGCCGACATAAAATCTGCAATTTTTGCCGTGATATAAACCCATAATTGCCTCCTAGACTAGAGTATCCAAATCAAATTTAACCCCGATATAGGTCACACCGCCGAATATCAGTCCACCGTAGTCCCTGAAGCCAACTACTCGAACATCTGAGGCATAGGCATAACTTCCTGATTCAATAGCTTCTTTTACCGACATAGACCCAGTGGGAACTATGTAGGCGTCAAGTAAGTCCTGGGACTGGCCTACATCTCCAATACGAGAAGCTAATACAGTAACCTCGAATTTGGGCATCCAGATACCTGAATAAGCAGTGTCATCATATAGCCCGCTCGAAGGGCGGATAAAAACGCAGGGCGTTTCGATATTATCCGGCACGGTATCATAGGCCCGCAATCCCGGGATGCTTGATAGGGCGGTTTTTATCTCGTCTCGTAATCCTGTTATCATTTGGAAAACCTCTCTTCAATAGCTTTAGCGGCCTCATTTAAATACTGGTCTATCTTGTCCTTCGATTGTTCAAGGGCAGGATTGAGAAAAGGATAACTTACTCCGGAAGTCCAGCGAGAACTCCCGAATTCTACCGGCGCGGCATAGATAACATCCGATTTTACCCTGGCAAACTCGGGGATGGGTGAAGCATCTATCTCATAAGATATGCTCGAGCGCAATCTACCAGTCTGGACATTCGGCCCCGGCCTCCCGGTCGCATTTAACTTGGCTTGGTTCTGGACTGTGATAGCGGCTTTGGTAAGAGCCTTTTTAACAGAGTCACCTAATAACTCATCACCCTCGAGCTTCTTTTGTAACTCGGGAAGCCCTTGTATCTCAGCCGATAGTTCAGGCATTATAAATACCTTACTCGGCGGAACTTCTCCAGGATTTTCTTGACCTGCGCAGGTGGGTCTTTGTCAATTAAGATTTGCCCTGTCTCGGTATTACCGACGACGTTTGAATAGCCCGCCTTGCGTTGGGTCTCAAATATCGTAACCCACATAATCGCAGCCCTGCGTATATCCGATGGGACGGTATTAGAATAGCCCCACTTCCCCGCTATCTTGACCCCCTTCTTGACTCCGTCTGCCAAGTCATACACGGAGCCGCCTGGTGCCAATTCCAGTCTGGTTTTGGGTATCTTGTTGTAAGGAGCAAGGTCATAGTCAATTGCGTCCAGTTCTGCATCGTAGCCCCTGTCACCATCATCCAGCCAGACACCCTGCTGTACTTCACCCTCGCCCGCCTCCGTATGGTCTATACTGATTAAGTCGTCGATGAATAGAATATCGTCAGCCCCGTCGAAGTACCTTATTTCAATAACAGGTGTAAAAGAACGCTGGCAATAGGTGTCGATTAAACCCGTAACCTGTTCTACCATCGCATAAAGATAATCATCTCTCTCCTCGCCTGTGATTTCTAATTCTGCTTTAACTTCAGAGAGTGTGCAGTAAAGAGTTTGCGAAGGGATGACGATAGTAAATTCCTGCGTGCTTTCGATAACGTCTGTCATCGTCATTTCGCACTTGGCGATATACCGGGCCCCGACTGCGGTGTCCTCGGCCAGTAATGTGTAAGTGACTACCCCGCTGGAATTGGGATTGACCTTCGTGCAAGCACCGTCTATTATAAGTGTCTCAGGTGAACCAGGTAACCAAGCTTTCAAGTCAACATCATAATTCGTCAGGTCTTTAGATATGCCTGCGCTATTGGTTATGGGGATGCTGATTAAATATCCCTTATCATTCTGAGCGATTGTTATATTCTGCACGTTATCCCCCTAAATCTTGTTTGTGCGTCTTGATAGTAAAGCCTTGTCTAGCGGTCGAGATATTGATAGAGTCATCACCAGTCTGAATAGTCATATCGTCATCGTGTGTCGAAGCGGTCAGTGTTCCCTTCCCGATATTGATAGGTAATGGCTTCCATGACATAAGCCAGCGTTTAGTTTGCCCGATAAATAATGCAGATTTAACAACTATACGCTGTGTCTGCCCGTAGAATACAGCCAGAACAGGAATAATCATTCTTCGGATTGTTTGTGCTATGTATCCCGCCGCCGCCGTCACTATCCTATTAGTTTGCCCTGTAAAGGCCGCTATGGTCACCACAATGCGTCTGGTCTGTGCTACAAAGGCCGCCACCACTTGCGTCTGGCGAAGTGTCTGAGCTATATAATTGGCTGAAGATTTAACTATCCGGTATGTCTGGCCACTAAAGGAAATAGCAGCTTTTACAACTCGGTTAGTCTGTGCGGTATAAGAGGCCGCCGCTATTACTTGCCTGAGTGTTTGGCCTGTATAACTGGCCGCCCGCTTGACGGCTCGGTATGTCTGCCCAGCATAAGCAACGGCGCTCAATACAATCCGTATCGTCTGAGCCTCAAAAACTGACGCGGCAGTGACAATCCTCACACCCTGCCCGTTATAAGCGGCAGATGATTTAACTATTCTCACGCTTTGGGCATTGTAGAGGCTGGCGACAGTAACAACACGAATAGTTTGCCCGTTAAATGAGGCTATCAGTATGGGTTGCGAGGGGAATAACAGCAGCAGGCTCATTTAATCACCTACACCCAGAGTAAGTAATGGATGGACTGTAACAGCAGGAAGGGTATAGGTAACCACTAGTTTTGGCTTGTAGCCGCTGCCTTGCTCAGCATTATAAATATATTCCCCGCTAAAATCACCATCACGCCAAGCTTCAAGAGAAGGTTCAGTATAAGCTGCATCAGCATTTGCGCTTCTAAGTCCGAACTTGCTAATACCAGTTTTAGAGATATTTGCAATACCAGAGGAATTAAAGGCAAAGTTATTAAATGTGCTGGAGGTTAGGAAATTATCATAGGAAATTGCAGTAGAAAAAGCTGTTGAGCCAAAGCTATCCCAATTCCCCTTTGTGCCTGCTATTGCAGTATTTGATGCAGGGTTAGATGAGTACACATTTATATCAAACCAGCCACCCTGTTTGTAATACCCTCTTACAGGAAAGGTAGCAGCACTTATAGTTGCTCCAGCACCTAATGGAGAGGTATCAAATAGAAGAATACCACGATGGGCATAATTATAGGGATAAAAGGTTGGGTTTTGCTCATACCAATATCCGCAACCACCCCCTATTTGGGCGATTGTAGAAGTATCGTATCCCTGATAGGAAAAAGGATTGTCTAATAGCTCTAGATAAAGCCGACTATTAGTGGCATAGACGGTTGCGGATATATGACCATCCACAGTTGCACTTTCAGGGTTTGCATCTGGATAGACTGTCAGGGTATCACCTAGCTCAAAAGGCCATACCCTGACTGACTTAAATACGCCAGCAGGGACTATTTCCTCATTAACATTAACAGCATATTGCCCCAGTTTGACAGAGAAATCCCCTGACTGGTTATAGACAATCCGCACATCACCGCCAGGGTCGGCTGGGAATATCCATGAGCCAAGGCACTTCCCTTCAATAATTCTGATGCGGCGGATGCAAATGCCATAATTCCATTCAATAACGTTGCGGGTATAGTTTGCATTAACAGGGTCTATATCATGCAGCACAGGAGCTCCACACCTGACAACCTTGTTTTTTAGGTAGAGAGAAGGCCGCCATCTAGCTATCTTCCCACGAGCCTTTCCGTCTGGTTGGTCATTGAGCAGCCCTACAGTTACCCTGCCTGATGCCTCAACAAAGCTATCAAAGGTATTGATATTTGCCCGATACCCACCAGTGTCGGGGGTGAAAGAGGGTGTAAGTAATTGCCCCTTGAAGTTGCACATAGGCAAACCAGAGAATACACCATAATTCTCGCCTGTTTTGAGGTTTTGATAGTTCTTGGCAAATGGCGAAACATGCTGCGCAGAATCACGCAGCCCATAATCCTGCACAAATGCTATCTCATCCTGTGCTACACCCTGCTTGGAAAGGGTGGAAATAAGTACACTATCTGTTACAGGTATCACTTAAGCCACCTTGCTTCTGTATCCTGATATGCTGATATAAACTGTGCTTAAAGCTGCACTAACATCAAAGTAAAGAGCAGTGTTGGCAGTTGTCCTGAGTGGTGTTCTAAAGGAATGAGTAGCGCCACCGCCAGCAGGGAGAGGCATTGTCCACTTGGTTGCGCCGCCGTTTCCGTCGGTGAAGATTACAAATCCAGCCGTCGCAGATGAGTTATAAACTGTTAAATCTGTGATAATGTTTCGTATGCCCGCGCCAGTTGTAAATATACTTGATGCGGTTGCCGCTCCATTTGTATTCGAGATGCTTTCAGATAGACATTCGCCAAGGGCACAGCCTTCACGGACAAATAAAATGCTGTCGCTATCGCATAGATTGTCCGCCCTATCATTGGCAGATAGCGCAGTAGCCGCACCAGGAAGCAAAACAACCCTCGCACCTGTCTTAACAGGATTGCCAGAGTCAGCGCCATCATGAGCTACACCGCCACCTGTCAGCGTGGTAACTGTTCCAACAGTGGTTACAGTAGCTAAAGTCTGAGTAGCCGCTACATTTATCGTTCCAATGACTTTTGTAGTTTCAGCGGCTAATGAAACAGGGACTAAATCATTGGTAGCTATGGTTACCCTCTGTGTGCCTGTATCTCTAACACCAGTATTAAGAGACACATTAACCCCACCTTGTTGGGTGATATTATAACCAGCACCAGATATGGCATTATCTATTAACTGGAGTGCGGTCAGGGCTGCTCCATTTTCTTGAGTTACAAAAGTACCTGCATTGGTTACGGCTGTAGTTTGGCCTGCTGCTATATTGATAGTACCAATGACTTTCGTGGTCTCAGCGGCTAATGAAACAGGGACTAAATCATTGGTAGCTATGGTTACACGTTGTGTCCCAGTATCCCTAGTGCCAGTATTCAGGGAAATAGCAACACCGCCCTGTTGGGCTAAATTGGTAACTGTAGCCAATGTTTGAGTTGCGGCTATTGTTGCCTCAACTTTACAGTTGGCGGCTGTGCCAGACACAGCCGTTACTTTGCCTGTTCCGTCAGTAGGAAGTGTCACCCTGACGGCTGCGGCTTCTGTTCCTGCACCGATAGGGACTGCAGCTCCGCCCAGTTGCGTGACATTAAAACCAGCCCCAGACACGGCATTATCTATTAACTGGAGTGCGGTCAGGGCTGCTCCATTTTCTTGAGTTACAAAAGTACCTGCATTGGTTACGGCTGTAGTTTGGCCTGCTGCTATATTGATAGTACCAATGACTTTCGTGGTCTCAGCGGCTAATGAAACAGGGACTAAATCATTGGTAGCTATGGTTACCCTCTGTGTGCCTGTATCTCTAACACCAGTATTAAGAGACACATTAACCCCACCTTGTTGGGTGATATTATAACCAGCAC